ATGTGATGTTATGGGTGGAGAAATACCGCCCAAGTAGAATCAGTGATTGTGTTCTCACTGATGATTTAAAGAAGACTTTCCAGACCTTTGTAGATGATGGACATATTCCTAATCTTCTACTATCAGGTGGGCCTGGGGTGGGTAAGACCACAGTTGCGAAAGCTATGCTTGACGAACTTGGTGCCACTTATATGATGATAAACGGTTCTGAGGAATCGGGTATTGATGTTCTCCGAAACAAGATTAAGAACTTTGCTTCTACTGTCTCTATGGATGGTAATCGCAAGTTCGTAATCTTGGATGAGGCAGATTACCTAAATCCTCAATCCACACAGCCTGCGTTGCGTGGTTTCATCGAAGAGTTCCACAAGAATTGTGGTTTTATTCTGACATGTAACTTTAAAAACCGTATCATCGAACCTCTCCACAGTCGTTGTTCTGTTATAGAATTTCGTATTCCATCAACTGAAAAACCTAAACTCGCTGGTGAATTCTTCCATCGTGTACAGGATGTTCTTAAAACAGAACAGGTTCAATTCGAACCTAAAGCTGTTGCTGGTGTTGTGGAGAAACATTTTCCAGATTGGAGAAGAGTTCTAAATGAACTCCAAAGATACTCTGCATCTGGTATGATTGATGCTGGTGTTCTAGTCAATTTGTCTGAAACCAATATGAAAGATTTGACAACTTTCCTTAAAGAAAAGGATTTCAAGTCTATTCGTAAATGGGTTGCAAATAATCTAGACAATGACCCATCTCGTATGTATCGTAAAGTATATGATACATTATATGATGCAGTCAATCCATCAACTGTCCCTCATCTTGTTCTTGCAACAGCAGACTACTCATATAAATCTGCATTTGTAGCCGACCAAGAAATCAATATGCTTGCATATATGATTGAGATTATGTCACAGGTTAATTTCAAATGAGTGGATATGAACTAAAACACTACCTCAAATCAATGAATGAAACAAAAGAAAATCTGATGGAATCAGATGATCCTATGTGGGAAAAGAAGTATTCCCCATTCATTATAAATAAATGTCTCGCACCATTCAATGATACTATTGCATTGGTCAATGAGATGAATATGCGTCACCACCTTGATTCAAAACTACAATATGACTTTTTACTAAATACTATTAGGTCTAAGAAACGATATGCGCCTTGGGTAAAGGCTGATAAGTTGAAAAACCTACAAGTAGTAAAAGAATATTATGGTTATAGTAATGAGAAAGCGAAGCAAGCATTGTCTATACTTAATCATGACCAGATAAAGGCTATCAAAGATAGTTTGAACAAAGGTGGAAGAAAATGAATGAAATTGATTGGCATCCCGAAGCGATGCTGGAAGTAAAACTAAAAGAACCAGATGACTTCCTAAAGGTTCGTGAGACACTATCAAGGATTGGTGTTGCCTCTCGTAAAGAGAGGAAGTTATATCAGTCGTGTCACATCCTACACAAACAGGGTAAGTATTACATTGTGCATTTTAAAGAGTTATTTGCATTAGATGGTAAAGATACTAATCTAAATGAAAACGATGTTTCAAGACGTAACTCGATTGCTGGACTATTAGGTGATTGGGGATTGATTGAAATTGTTGGAAGTGCTGAACCTAAGGCTCCTCTATCTCAAATTAAGGTAATTGCCTTTAAAGAGAAAAATGAGTGGGAGTTGGAGACTAAGTATAACATAGGTAAAAAGAGAGAATCTTAATTGGCACAGTCGTTTTCGGATTTCATTGTTGAAGAAAAAACAGAGGAAAACTATAAGGTAGTTATCCTTACAGTAGAGTTTGGCGATAAGTCAATCACTGCAAAGAAGTTTGAGAAGGAAGCTCAGAAGATGGGAATGGAAACCTTCCTTGCCAACTTCAAAGAAGTTTCATTGTCTTTCAACAATGGAAAACACACATTATCCGATAACAATAATAGTATTGACGTAAGTAAAGAAGATACAGTTGTATTTGTTCGTGGTACGCCAACAAGAGATAGTATGTTAGATTTAATCTCTGAGTTGGAACGAATTGGTATTAGTTGTATTAACAACAGAACTACAATTAGTATCTGTGCAGATAAGTACAGAAGTTATGTTCGACTTAAAGATTTTAAACTACTCCAACCAAAGACAGTTCTAATTCCTAATGAAGATAGTATTGATTCTGCATTAGAAGAACTTGATACAAAATTCCCAATCATCCTTAAAACTCTTAGAGGTTCTAAAGGTGTTGGTGTACTGTTTATTGAATCAAAAAGGGCCTTAGATTCAATTGTGCAGTTGTTATACAAACAAGATAAAGATACAGATATTCTTATACAAGAGTATATGAAAACAGATTATGATGTTCGTGCGATAATTGTTGGTAATAGAATTGTTGGAACTATGCGTAGAGATGTGATTGAAGGTGACTTCAGATCAAATGTATCTCAAGGTGCAAAACCAAAACCATACAAATTATCAGAAGAAGAAGTGCGTCAATGTTTAATTGCTGCGAAGGCTGTTGATGGTGATTGTGTTGCAGTTGACTTTATTCCATATAAAGGACAACCATACTTTCTAGAAGTAAACAGTTCGCCTGGCACAGATGGTATCGAAGATGCTAACTCTGGACTAAACATTGCAAAAGAGATTCTTCAACATTATAAAAATACAGAATCTAGATACTCTGCCCCCACTAAATGTGGATACCATGAAGTAGTATCCGTATTACCATTTGGTGAGATGGAAGGCAAGTTCGATACTGGAAATGGAATACTTTCTGTATTACATGCAGAAGATATAAAGATTAATGGTAAGAAGATTACTTTCACTTTGAACGGTAAAACAATTACTACTAATCTTGTTAAGATGTACGAAGCAACAACTGGTGGTGGCGTAGATAGACGGCCTGTTGTTGAGTTGGATATGGAATTCATGGGTCACAGTTATCAGTTCATGTTTGGCCTTGATGATAGAAGTGAAATGGGAACTGATGTTCTTCTAAACAGGTTTGCAATGACACGAATGAATGTCATGGTTGACCCTCAGAAGAAGTTCATTATTACAACAATGAAAGGTAAAGATAATGATGCTTAATGCTATAAAATTACATAACGAAGGCAAGATTGCTCTACACAAAGCAAACATTGCAGTATACTTAAAGAACCCAGCTGGTATCGGAGAACATTCAGATATCGCAGAAGCAGTAGAATCAGAATTGGTTAAAATTGCAGATGCACAAGATGTTATTGACATGATTGAAAAACACTTTTCTTCTGACGAACAAATGCCACTTTTCTCTTGACATTTCCCCCCAACCACTATATAATGAAACTAATTGACAAGGGAAAATGTTTTGAAATTCTACACTCATGTTGCCCAATGGGGTAATCAACTATTGGTTCGTGCCGTCAAAGACGGTGTACGCTCTAACTTCAAAGTAAAGTACGAACCGACTCTTTATGTGCCTGTTCAAAAAGAAACAGGATGGAAAACCTTGGATGACAAGAACGTCAATCCAATGAAGTTCCTTACTATCAAGGAAGCTAAAGAGTTCAAGGAAAGATATGAAAGTCAACCCCATCTTTGTTTTGGGTTGACTAACTTTCCTTACACATATATTTCAGAAACATATCCAAAACAAATTCAGTATGACAGTTCGCAAATGCGTATTGTTACTATTGATATTGAGGTTGAGTGTGAGAACGGTTTCCCTAATGCCGATGTTGCACTTGAACCTATGTTATCTATCACAATCAAAAATCACGACACAGGCCGTATCAAGGTTTGGGGATTGCACGACTATAAGAACGATAGAGAAGATGTACAGTACATCAAGTGTAATGGTGAACGTGAATTGCTTGCACAGTTTGTATCTTGGTGGGAAAGTGATCACCCTGATATTATTACTGGTTGGAATACTGAACGATTCGATATTCCCTATCTTTGTAACCGTATTAAATCTGTAATGGGTGAAGACGCAATGAAGCGTCTATCTCCTTGGGGTGTTGTGAATGCACGAACAATTACTGGTGCATATGGTAAGAAGGAACAAGTCTATGATATCATGGGTGTCGAAGACTTAGATTACTTATTGTTGTATCGTAAGTTTACATACACTCGACAGGAATCATATCGTCTTGACCATATTGCTAATGTAGAACTTGGACAACGCAAGGATGAAAACCCATACGAAACATTTCGTGATTGGTATACTAAAGACTATCAGTCATTCCTCGACTATAACATCATGGACGTTGAACTAGTTGATAGACTTGACGCAAAGATGAAGTTGATTGATTTGATTTTGACTATGACGTATGAGGCTAAGGTAAACATGTCTGATTCCTTTACGTCTGTTAAGTATTGGGATGTGTTGATATACAATCACCTTCTAAGTAAGAAGATTGTTATTCCACAGAAGAGATCATCTAAAACTAAAAACGAAAAGTATATTGGTGCATACGTTAAAGACCCACAAGTCGGTGAACACAAATGGGTAATGTCTTTTGACTTGAACTCTTTGTATCCACACTTGATTATGCAGTACAATATTTCCCCAGAAACACTATTACCTAAAACCATGCCTTTCAATAAAGAAAAGGCTGTGGATGAGATGTTAGAAAAGAAACATGACTTATCCATGTTACCATCTGCATCTGTAACTTGTACACCAAACGGTGCGTTGTTCAGAACTAAGGAACAAGGTTTCTTGCCTGAGATGATGCAAGAGATGTACAATGATCGTACTATCTACAAGAAAAAGATGTTGACTGCAAAACAACTTTATGAGGATACTAAAGACCCTAAGTATCTGAATGATGTGTCTCGTTTTCAGAACATCCAAATGGCACGAAAGATTTCTTTGAACTCTGCTTATGGTGCGATTGGTAACGAGTGGTTTCGATATTATGATTTGAGAATTGCAGAAGGTATTACAACTTCTGGACAGTTATCCATTCGTTGGATTGAACAAGCACTCAATGAATATTTAAATAAATTATTAAAGACAGATGGAGATGATTATGTTATTGCATCGGATACAGATTCGGTATATATTAGTTTTGACAAGTTGGTTAATACTGTGCTTAAAAAGAGAGAGAATGAATCGGAGAGTGCGTATCGTGGCCGGGCCGTGGATTTCCTTGATAGAATTGCTCAAGAGAAAATTGAACCTTTTATTAATAAAAGTTATCAGGAGCTTGCTTCGTATGTAAACGCATATGACCAGAAGATGGAGATGGGGCGAGAAGCGATTGCAGACAAAGGTATTTGGACTGCAAAGAAAAGATACATCCTAAATGTTTGGGATATGGAAGGTGTTCGTTATCAAGAACCACAACTAAAGATTATGGGTATTGAGGCTGTTAAGTCTTCTACTCCCGCCCCTTGTCGTGACAAGATTAAGGAATGTCTAAAGATTATCATGTCTGGAAATGAGAAAGATGTGAATGACTTTATCCAAGACTTTCGTAAAGAGTTTATGCAGTTGCCTCCAGAAGAGATTGCATTCCCTCGTTCTGTCAATGGACTTGCAAAGTGGAGTAGTAGTTCAAGTATATTCTTGAAGGGTGTTCCTATGCATTGTCGTGGTGCGTTACTATATAACCACTTCTGTAAACAGAAAAAACTTACGAACAAGTATCCTCTTATCCAAGAGGGCGAGAAGATTAAGTTTATTCACATGCGTACACCAAACACAATGTCATCTAACGTAATTTCTTTCATAACTAAATTACCAAAAGAACTTGACATTCATCGCTATATCGACTATGATCTACAGTATGAGAAAGCGTTTGTAGAACCATTGACATTTATTATGAACCAGATTGGATGGAACATTGACCGTTCATATGGGACACAAACAACACTTGAGGACTTTTTTGGATGATACTAGAACGAGATGATGCTATATGGGCTGCAACAAAGTTAATGACTTACTTCAAAGACTTTGGGCGCATTGATGATTACTTTCGTGCTCGTAAGATTGAACGTGTAAAGAATATTCCTACTGCACTGCCAGGATTTGGATTGGAAGATGATATGTTCCAAGACTATGGTATGCATCCAGAGGATATGAACTTTGCTATTGTACAAGTTCCATCTAAAACTTTTGATACTATGTTGGAGAAGGTTGCGTCTTTCTCGCCTGACAATGCGCCAGGCAAAGAGATGAAACTGGTTGTTAAGGAAACAACTACAAATACTGTGGTAGGATTTATCAAACTAGGTTCTCCACTAATCAACTCCAAACCTCGCAATGATTACTTGGGTGGTGTACCAGATTTGCCTATTTTCAACAAACGTGCTATCATGGGTTTTAATATTGTGCCTGTACAACCATTTGGATATAACTATCTTGGTGGTAAACTGATGGCTGGAATCTGTAACTCTCATGCAGTTCGTAGAATGTTAAATGAAAAGTATGACACAGAATTTTGTTTGTTTGAGACAACATCACTTTATGGTAATATCAAAGGTTCTTCTATGTATGATGGTATGCGTCCATTCTTACGTTACAAGGGCGATACTCAATCTAAGTTTCTATTGACACTTGGAGAAGAAATCTACTTTGAGATGCGTGATTGGTTTACAGAAAAGAATGGTGGTGAAGACTTGATACATAAAGGTGCATCATCTCGTAAACTGAAAATGCAAACTAAGATGGTAGGTGTTATCAAAGCAAGTCTAAAGGAACACGATACAAAAGCATATGAGTTGTTTTCTAAAGAGATTGCAAAGGCTGGTGATGTTACCACACAGAAAAGATTTTATATGGGTGAGTATGGATACTCTAATGCAAAAGATGTTTTATTAGGTAGAACAGATGTCTTGACAAAAGCAGAGAACTTTGATAGGTTTGAACTTGAAGGTGTAATTGCATGGTGGAGAAAACTTGCTACTAAACGATATAACAAGATGATTGCAGAGAATAAGGTTCGTACAGAACTAGAAGTCTGGAATCAAGATACTATGGATAAGATTGATATTATACGATGATTGGATTTACTTGCGGCGCTTTTGACTTACTACATGCTGGACATGTTGTTATGCTTAAGGAAGCTAGAAAGAACTGTGATTGGTTAGTTGTGGGACTACAGACTGACCCTTCTATTGATAGACAAGACAAGAATAAACCAGCACAATCAGTATATGAAAGATACGTTCAATTATCGGGCGTAAAGTATGTGGATGAGATTATTCCATATGACACAGAACAAAGTCTAGTAGACTTACTACAATCACAAGAGATTGATATTAGGTTTATTGGAGAAGATTATAGAGAAAGAGAATTCACTGGTAGTGATTTGCCAATTGAAGTATTTTATACTAGTAGACAACATTCT